GACATCAAACAATGGTTAACTGATATGAATTATTCAGTAGCCAGTAACGGAGCTGTATACCGCAATGATAAGCGAGGATTCTTACCAACCATTCTAGAAAAATGGTTTGATGAGCGTGTTATTTACAAAGATAAGCGTGATACATTTGAGGTAGGAACAGAAGAATATAAATTTTATGATGCCATGCAGTTAACGCAAAAAGTATTGCTTAATTCATTTTATGGTGTGTTAGGATTAAAAACATTTCGATTCTATGATTTAGATAATGCCGGGGCAATTACAGCAGTTGGTCAAAGCATTATTAAATTCTCAGCAAAAGTTATTAACAACTATTACAAGAAAGAATTAGGAACAGATCACTTTGTTAATGCATCTGGAGATAAAGCTGAGTTTGCATTCTATACGGATACAGATTCAACGTTTTGTAGCAGCGAACCACTAATTAAACACAGATTCCCGGGATGTAATACTGAGGATGAACAGTTTATGATTGAACAAACAAATGCAATTGCATCTGAAATTCAGCAAACTGTGAATACCATGTACGATCAATATGCAAAAGTGTTCCACAATACAACTAAACACCGTTTCCAAATCAAGCAAGAATATATTGCTAAATCTGGTTTATGGATTGCCAAGAAAAGATATGCTCAATGGGTTATTTTTAAAGAAGGTAAACCTACGGATAAATTGGATATTAAAGGATTAGATGTTGTAAGATCAAGTTTCCCGGAAGATTTTAAAAAGATCATGAAAGAAACATTGTGGTATATTCTTAAAGGCAAAGACAAACAAACTACTTCCACATTGATACATGATTTCAAAAGTAACATTAAAAAATCAGAAGTGTTGAATGTAATGAAGAATTCAAGTGTTAAAGAATTATCCAAATACATTCGAGGTCGAAAATCGTTTTCTGGATTTATAAAAGGTACTACGGCACATGCAAAAGCAGCAATCAATTTTAATGATATGCTTTCAACATTGTCAACTGATATTCTACCAATTAAAGACGGTGAAAAAATCAAATGGGGCTACATGGTAAACAATCCATATGGGTTTGAAACTTTGGCATTGCGAGGCTATCAAGATCCACCGGAAATAGTTGAGTTTGCAAAACAGTATATTGATCACACTAAAATGTTTACATCTGATTTGAGTAACAAGTTCAATGATTTTTATGCCGCAATGGGTTGGGGACAGTTACCGGAAAATAATAACGCTAAAAAGTTCTTTTCATTTGGGAAATAAGAATAAATTCATTATATTAAATAAAAACGGTTATAAATGTACGGAAAGAAACAGTGGCGTGGCCTAGAGGTAGAAGGACGATATTCAGATATAATGACATTCTTTGTCAGAGATTTAGTTGACAACAAACTAGTTGTAAAAGAATACAACGAATATCCACATTATTATTTTACTATTGAATACATGAAACAAATTCATAGTAACGTTAATCCGAAATGCGTATCAATCATTCGAGATATTTTAGATACAACTAATTGTGCAATTACAATCGAAGCCGATACGGTTACTTTAAAGAGCATTCCGGTGGACCTAGTTAATAGATGCCACATTATTTATCGCATACAAGATCCTGCAGTACAACTGCTAAAAGATACCGATACATTAAGTATTGATGCTGGTTGGTATCGTGTTCATCAAATTACCAAGTGTAACATGATGGAAATTAAGCCAGATAACTATAAATTCGATGAAGAACTATGAAATATAGTGTAGTAGTAACATTTAGCATCGAAGGCTTTCACAATTGGCCAGATGCAAAAGAAGTATTCCCAGAAGTAGCATTCCTATCAGATCGACACCGTCATATGTTTGGATTCCGTTGTTATGCAACAGTAACACATACAGATCGAGATGAAGAATTTATTTTGTTAAACCGAAAGATACAAAAATCGCTTCGAATTGGTTTCTCAAAGGAATCAACTAATGTATTAGAATTTGGTTCTATGTCATGTGAAATGATTGGTGAGTGGTTGCTAGAAGCATTTTCATCTTTGTATAAAGTTGAAGTTTGGGAAGATTGGGAAAACGGAGCAATAATTGAAAGATAATATGAGAAAAGTATTTTACTTTGGGCTAGAACCCCTTAAGGCTCGATATACTTACCAATTGAGTAAGGAATGGATGCCAGCCACATTTGCGCCGTATAAAACAGCCGGCGAATTAGAATTTATCGATATTCCAGGAGATTTCGATCCAGACCAGCAAATTAAAGTTGGAGCTGTGTTAGATGCAGTTGGTCGAGGTAAATTTGCTATGAGTCAATGTAGCAATTTCTTAGACATGATTAATAACGATCAAGTTAAAGATGGCGATGTAATCTTCCTGCAGGATTATTGGACTCCGGGAATGGATGCAATTTGGTATGCATTAGATTTGTATGGCATCAAAGTTAAAGTTTATGCAATGATCCATGCACAAAGTGTTGACGAGTATGATTTTACTTGGCCGATGCGTAACTGGATGCGTCATTATGAATTAGGCTTAGATGAACGAATGACAGCAATCTTTGTTGGATCTACAATTCATAGAGACCAATTACGTCAAGCAGGATTTAAAGCACCAATCCATGTAGTATCATTGCCATTGCATCATGCCATGACTTTGGCTAAATTGCCTAATTATTCAGACGCATTACAACATGGTTTGATTAAAAAGAAAAACAAAGTAGTATTTTCAAGTCGATTAGACAAAGAAAAAAATCCATTCTTCATGTTGCAAGTTGCTGAGGAATTCTTAGAAAATATGCCAAACTATACATGGCACGTGACAACTTCCGGTAAATCATTCAAATCAATGTTGCCAGGTGTAATTGAAGAAATGAATGCTTTAGCCCAAAGACAACCTAGATTCAAATTGTTAAGCAATCTAACAAAAGAAGAATATTACACGGAATTAGCAACTGCAAAGATTCAATTCAATAGTTCATTGCAAGATTATGTATCATGGACCGTATTAGAATCCACAGCATTTGGTTGCGATGTTGTATTTCCAAATTTTAGATCGTTTCCAGAATTTATTCCAGCACATCAAATGTATCAACCATTCCAAGTACAAGATGCGGTAAACACATTAATGAATTGTATATTTAAACTAGAGATTTCTAGTGCAACTTATAATTTTGCAGAAATTGCAGATATTGGCCGAAGAATGGAGGCATACATTATTGCAAATGATTATCAACAAGAAATCAATGTTTGGCACGAGCTGGAATATTGTAAATATTTATTAAAACAACAAGGTTACAATGAGTAAAAAGTTTATTTACTACCCATCACTGTCAGCAGGATCGATGGTCTCAGCCTTTAAAAAGGACACAAAGTTTACCGATGGTACTACGATGCGTTTCTTTTCAAAAGAATATCCTGAGGAATGGAGGCATCCATATTTTCTAATCACAGCTGGTCACCATTATAAGAAAATGGACTTCCGTCAGCAAATGGGATTAGATGATGAAGTATTAGTGTTTGGTGATTCTGGAGGATTCCAAATTGCAACCGGAGCATTGAAATGGGATTCAACAATTCGCGAAAAGATCTTTCATTGGTTAGAAGCCAATAGTGATGTTGCAGCAAATTTAGATATTCCACCACGAGTAACATTTGAAAATAGATTCCAAGATTCTATGGATATTTCATTTGATAACTTTAAATGGTTTGAGAAACATCAATCAGGTAAAACTAAATTCCTGAATGTGATTCAAGGAACATACAGTGAGGAATACAATACATGGTATCATAAATTCAAAGATTTTGATTTTAATGGTTGGTGTATTGGAGGTCCTAAAAAATTAGTTGACTTCATGTATGTGGTTGCATTAATGTTGAAAGAACGTGAATTTGAAAAGAAACATGTAGAATTCATACATTTACTAGGAATAAGCAAAATATCAGATTTCTTTATTTTGTCAACCTTGCAAAAGTTATTGAATGAGTTAACTGATGGCAGAGTTCAATTGTCTACGGATTCATCATCTCCAGGTCAATATCCAGTATATGGAACATATCTTCATTCAACAAATTATAAAACACAAACCTTTACGGAATTGTATTTTCCTAAGAATGCTGAGTATCGTAGAAAATCTCATGCTAGACAAGGCAAAGAAGGTGAAATTACAATTGACAAAACAAAACATGTACCTTGCAGTATAGAATGTCCAGCATGTCGTGATTTTACATATGAATACTTAGGTGGAAAAACACCAGAAGGATTGTGTCGTAATTCACAAGAAGGAATGCCTAGAATGGTTGTGCATAACACTCACTTGTATGTTAATATGGCAAAAGATGTTGACAAACTAGTTGATAGTCATGTGGAATTGTTGGAAACTGCTATCCCAAGTGAATTATTCAATGTGATTCTTTCACTACATGAAATGTTTGCAGATCCAGACAAAGCTATGCAAATATACTCAACATATGTTAAAACATATAAAAAATTCGGAGGCGATTCTATATCAACAACGGATGCCGAAAACTTTAATAAATACTTTAAATTTTAATCAAATAATAAAATGGAAAAAAGCAAATTACAATCATTCATCAATCGCTACTATTTGGCAGGGAATTGTGAAGCAGTTATTTTAAAAGAAGATACATCGGGAATCAATTGTGAATTGATTGATATGGATCAAACCGTTGTAGGTAAAATTCAATGGAAAACAACTCCATTCATGAAAGGTTCATTAGGAATCAATCATACCGGAACATTGACAAAGATGCTAGGAGCATTGGGTGAAAACATCAATATTGATGTAAAAGATTCATCTGGTAAGAATTATGCAATGAAAATTACAGAAGGCAATACTCAAGTAACTTTCATGTTAGCGGATACCACAGTTATTCCAGCAGTGCCAACTATCAATGCTGAGCCTGATTATGTTGTAACGATTCCAGTAAATGATGAATTCATTAACAAATTTATCAAAGCCAAAAATGCAATTCCAGATGCAAAGAATTTTGCAATTCAAGTTCAAAACGGCAAAATCAAATTCATCATCAATTATTCCACAGTGAATGCTGATAATATTTCATTTGAAATGGATGGCGGTAAAGATCCAATCGAGCCAATTTGTTTCTCAGCTGACAAACTCAAAGAAATTTTAGTTGCAAATAAAGGCGATGCTGGCCAATTGCATATCTCAACCGAAGGATTGGCTAGAATCAATTTCTCAGGTGCTGATTTCGATTCAACTTATTGGTTAGTTCAATTACAAAACTAATATGCAAGTACGAGTAAAAAAATTACATCCAGACGCAGTTATCCCTAGTTATGCAAAAGCTGGGGATGCTGGAATGGATCTAACTGCAACTGCTATGGAAAAAGATGACCATGGCAATATTACATATAGCACAGGATTAGCAATTGAGATTCCGCAAGGACATGTAGGATTAATATTTCCTAGATCATCAAATAGCAAAACTGATTTATATTTAACTAATCACGTAGGCGTCATAGACTCAGGATATCGTGGTGAGATTATGTTTAAATTTCGACCAGTAAATGGCTTATTAAACGCAACAATCTATCATCCAGGTGATCGAGTAGGACAATTATTAATATTACCATATCCGCAAATCGAAATAGCAGAATCAGAAAACTTATCTGATACTGACCGAGGCGAAGGAGGATTTGGATCAACAGGTAAATAACATGTACGGAAACACAGAAAATACGTTGTGGGTTGAATCATTTCGCCCAAGCACATTAGAAGGATATATTGGAAATGAACATATCATTGAAAAAGTTGGTATCTTTATCAATAATGGCGATGTTCCTCACTTATTGTTTTACGGTCCGGCAGGCACGGGTAAGACCACGTTGGCAAAAATCATTGCCGGCAGTGTGGACGCCGATGTCATGTATATAAATGCATCAGATGAAAACTCAGTAGACGCAGTTCGAGACAAGATCAAAAGATATGCATCGACAGTAGGATTTCGTCGTTGGAAAATCATTATTCTAGATGAAAGTGATTATTTAACACCGAATGCTCAAGCAGCACTTCGTAATTTGATGGAGACATATAGCAAAACAACTCGTTTTATTTTAACATGCAACTATGTTGAAAAGATTATTGACCCAATTCAATCACGTTGTCAAACATTTGCAATTACACCGCCAAATAAAACAGATGTAGCAAAACGATTAGTTACAGTGTTGCAAGAAAATGGAGTTGAATTTGATATCAAAGATGTTGCTGCAATAATCAATGCATCATATCCAGATATTCGTCGAGCTATCAATGCCGCACAAGCATCTGTAGTTAATGGTAAATTGCAATTGGATAAGGCAAGTGCAATTCAAGCAAATTATCTAACTGAAGTACTCGATGTGTTGAAAAATGCTAAAGATAAGAAAGCGGCATTTACCAAAATTCGTCAAATTATTGCTGATAGCAAAGTTAGAGATTTTACGCCAATGTACACATTCTTGTATGATAGCTTAGATGAGTTTGCTCACGGACATATTGCACCATGCATTTTGATCATAGCAGAATCTCAATTTAAAGATGCTAGCGTGGTTGACAAAGAAATCAACATCATGGCTATGTTTGTAAATTTATTGGGAGAAATATGAGTATACAATTAAAGCAAAAAAATAATGTCAGCACCATATTATAAATCTAATATAACAATTGTTTTTAAAACTTCTAATCGCAGCAATGCTCGAACTAAAATGAAAACATTTAGGAATAAAAGCATTGATGATGTGTTAGAAAAGAAATTGCCAGGAATTCCTGACACTGCAATTATATTAGAAATGGGAATTGGCGGAATATTCGAAGAAAAATATAAACTTAAGTATAAACTATAAACATGGCGGACGAGAAAAAGGGTGCAACAATTTTTGATTTCATTGACGGAGTAACACACAAAAAGAAAGAATGGAGCAAATGGTCCGAAACGGATCAATCAAAATTTGCTCCATACATTGTTAACAGATGGTTATCTATGCGTCAGGACTTGACAGAAATTATTAATGAGTTACAAACATATACAATCGGATTGTTACGACCAAAAGAAACATATCGTCTTTACTATGAATTCCTGCCAACTAGCAAAGGGTTTGCAAAATACATAAAAGGCAAAAAAGACGAAAAGTTTTCAGACAAATTAATCGCACAGGTAGCAGAGCATTACAGCATTGGTAAATCAGAAGCATCAGACTACGTGGAATTAATGGATCAAACAAGTTGCACCCGTCTGCTAGGTTTATATGGATATACTGAAAGTGAAATAAAAACAATGATTAAAGGAGTAAAAAAATGACACCAGAACAATTTACCTACTGGTTGCAAGGATTTATAGAATTAAGCAACCCAACCCATTTAACTACTAGACAGCTTGAAATCGTAAAAGATCATCTAGCATCAGTATTTGATAAAAAAACACCAGACCGAAATACGGTTGGATGGACTCCAGAATGGCCGGTAATGCCAGGAACAACTGCACCTGTAGGTCCATATACATATCCATCGATATCGGATCCACGGACAACAATAATTTGTTAATCATGAGTATTAATACCGAATCACATTACAAAGGCAAAGATAGTCTTTATAAGTTTGCGGAAGAGTGGCAATTGAATACCTATGAATTTGACATCATTAAACGCATTGTTAGATGCCGGCATAAAGGTCAGTTCAATCAGGATTTAATTAAAACAAAAAACTTAATTGACATTTACTTAAAAGAAAAAGGCGAAATGCGGTTGGATATTGAAAAATAATTTCATATTATATAAAAAAAAAAAGAAAATGAAAAATATTTTTGATATCCAATTGAATTGGAAACTGCTTGTCATAACATTGTTAGCATACATGTTTGCAATGTCAATGTTTTTTGAGTATTGTATCAATCGAGAAATTAACGAATATGTAGGTGGCGCAGCCGGAGTCATTGCATTGATTTACACAGTCTGGCAGATTGAATTAATTATTAAATTTATTAACAAAACAATTAAAAACAACGTAAAATGATTACAGGTATTATTATTGGAATTTTCCTTATTATCGCAGGAATTAAAATTGTTAGTGCTATCTCACAAGACAGTACAAAAGGTCTAATGACAGGCATTGCAATTGCGGTTGTAGGTGTCGTTATTGCATTCATTCAACCATACAGTGTTGAAAAAATTGACAGTGGTTACAAAGGACTAAAAATTAGTTTGATTGGATCACAACGTGGCGTAACTAACTATCAATACAAGACAGGTTGGGTAGTATACAATTCATGGACTGAACAAGTTAAAGAATTTCCATTATTCCAGCAACATATCGAGTATGATGACCAAATAGTTATTACAAAAGGCGGATTCTCAGCAACTATTAAACCAACCTTTAACTATTCCTTGAAGGAAAACAATATTGGGGACATGTTTGTGAATCTTCGATTAGACACCAAATCTATTGAACAAGGATGGCTAAAAAATGCAATTGTCGGATCAGTTAATGATGAAGCAAATAAATGGGAAGTCGATTCAATCTTTAGTCATCGTCAGGAGTTTGAAGCTGCAATTGTTGTAGAGTGTAACAAGCGATTAACACGATGGTTTGATGTATCTCAACTAAGAACAAATATTACACCTCCAGAAGCATTGCAGGAAGCTATTATATCTAAAACAAAAGCAATCCAACAAGCAGAAGCATCTGAGCAACAAGCATTGACAGCAATTGCTGAGGGTAAGAGAAAAGTAGCAGTAGCAAGAGCAGACTCAGCTGAGACAATTATCAATGCCAAAGCAGCAGCACTAGCAATTAAGTTGAAACAAATGGAATTGACGCCAATGTATATTGAGTATACAAAAGCCAGCAAATGGGACGGAGTATTACCAACCACCGTGGCAGGAGGCGCAGGAACATTCTTGAATGTTAAATAACTAAACCACAATATATAATGAAAAGCCGTAGCAGAAATGTTGCGGCTTTTTTTACTGTTTGGTTGGTTTTAATTGATTTTTTTCATATATTATAAAAAAAGAGCAGTATGAAAAAGACATTGTTTGTATTATTAGGAGTTTCAATTTTATTTTATGTTACATGCAGTTTGACAGTAACTTATTTATATGATTATAAAGTTCAAAAAATTATTTCGAACACACCACAAGCATTTAGTTGTGATGCGCAGTGCAAAACTGATGATATAGATGAATTAATGCAATATGCATTAGATTATACACTTACTAATTTAGAATTTGAACTAAATAGTTCTGGCAATTTAAGTGTATATGCTATTGACAAATCTAAATTAGCCAATTGTATTGGATATGTTACATATTATAATGCAGTTTTAAATAAACTATTAAATGACAACCATATCAAGAATGTTAAATTGCAACATGCTCGAGCAATAATCACGGTTGCAGGTAATGATATACATGATGTCTTTACGGATCCATCATTTAAAAATCATGACATTAGTATAGTAACAATTGATAATGAACAAGTCTACTATGTAGATCCAAGCCTATCGGAAATGGGAGTTAATCTAATTATTCAGAAATAATTTATTTTTTGATACCTGGCTTCGGAGTCGTTGATTTCGGAGCTGTGTATCTTAAGATAATATTAACCGGGAATCCATTGTATCCATTTAATTCACGTAGATTTGCAGCTTTACGAATAATATGATATGGAGTCGCTTCACCTTTTTGGAAGTTCTTTATGCTATCAGTGAATTCCTTTATAATTTGTTCATTAGACATTTTATATTCTCTAGAATTAAAATCATAATTATCTTTAACAACAATTGTATTAACTCCAGATTTATATACATTTGGTTTTGCAATTTCTCCCAATGTATACATAAATGTTGTTGCTAAATTAGGAGACACCATATTCATAAGTGTTCCTTTAGTTCCATATTTCTTTGCATCATTTGCAGCACCACCTTTAGTTAATGATAATGCTCCGGTTGCACCAACCGATTTCCAATAATTGTAGTTAAATCCATTTTCTAAACCGTGAGCTAAACACGCATTAAGTAAAAATTTACGCTCATCATCATGTAAATCTGCTTCAGTAAAAACTTCGGTACGTCCAATTAAAAATTCAAAGAAACATCTAAGATGCAACGGCAATTGTTTCATAATCAAAGGTTTCAATGGAAACAACATTGTATCCAATGTAGATTTACCCTGGAATCGTTGTTGTTCTTTTTCCTTTCTTTGCAACTCTGGATGGTACAGTTGAATTAATTTTAATTCTGTCTTACTTACAGGTACGCCTGATGTAACATTACCTGATAATTTATCCCAATAAGATGGATTTGATTTTGATACCACTTCGAAATCAGAAAATGGCATAATTTTCAATATTGTCCAGTTCCAGTCTGTTTGAGGTAACACCGAAATTAATGATCGTATTATTTCTAAACGATCTACATTATTCAAAAACGATCGAAGGTATTCTCCAATACCTCTACCAGAAGTTAATTTTTGTAATTCTTTATTTACTAGTGCGTATTGATTAATATGCTTGATATTTTTAATGATAGCATTTTTAACAGCTGTTTCATCATCATTAAAGTATCCTTTTGAATCATATATCATTTTGGCTACTGTTTTAGCATTAAACGGAGAAACTACACCCGTTTTATCTACAGGGGCTTGCTTGAATACGGCGTTACGGCCACCCAATTGTTCGTTTAATAAAGATTTTAATTGTATCATATTAATAAATATCAATATATTGGTTTTTATCAAATTTTTTATTATAATATAGTATGAAAGAAAATGTAAATTACATAGCTCCTATCTATAAGTTAGCATTGCGAGATGCCACAACTGTACCTAGAAAGATTTCGTACTCCCAATGGTCTATGTATGAAAAATGTCCACAACAATGGAAACTTGCTTACATTGATGGACTAGCTCCGTTTCAGTCTAGCATTGATACATGTTTTGGAACAGCCTTTCATGAAACCCTGCAAACATATTTAACTGTGATGTATACGGATTCTATAAAGAATGCTGATAGAATCGATTTGCAAGGCCTATTGACAACAAATCTTCGAAATGAATATTTACGCACGGTTGCTGCGATGAATGGTGAACATTATTCAAATCCATTGCAATTAGCTGAGTATCTAGAAGATGGTGTTGCCATTTTAAATTGGTTTAAAAATAGACGTTCAACCTATTTTTCTTCAAAGGATTGGGAACTTGTAGCAATTGAGATGGAACTATGTACACAGGCTTCTGCTAAGAATCCTTCTGTGTTCTGGTATGGTTTTATTGATGTTGTTTTGAGAAACACAAAGACCAATGAAATTTTAATACTAGATATCAAAACAAGCAGAAGTGGATGGAACAAATATCAAAAGGCAGACAGTGTAAAGATGGCACAACTAATTGCATATAAAAACTATTTTCATCAACAATTTGGCACTCCAATTGAAAAAATTGATGTTGAATTTTTTATCGTTAAACGCAAATTGATAGAAGATTCAATGTTCCCACAAAAAAGAATACAACAACTTCGTCCGGCATCCGGCACGGTTACTCAGCGCAAAGTTCAGAAAGCAATCGATACCTTTGTTGAATTGTGTTTTGATTCCGAAGGCAATAAAAATGCAGACCGCACCTATTTAGCTATTGCTGGTAAAGGATCAAAGAATTGCAAATATTGTCCATTTAAAGAAGATTATGCAAATTGTTCTAAAGAATCTAGGATTCGTGAATAAAATTAAATATATTATAATATGATTCGATTTAAACACAAACATACATATGTATACGGATTTGATATTCAAAAGAAGTCACCATATACTGGTTGGACGAAATATGAATATACATTGTTAACCGATATCTCAGATCCACAGTGTAAATCAAATCGAACAACATTAGAATCAATGCTTCGTATAGCATATGGCCATTTTCCTAAAAGTGTTAAATTTTTATACGAACAAAAAAAATGAAAAAAATAGCAGTTATCGGTAGCACTGGGTGGCAAAATAAACGCAAAGTTCAGGAAACTCTGCAAATGATCAAAAAGAAATTTGGCGAAGAATTAATCATATACGGTGCTGGTGGAAATGAGGGTGCTAATAGTATGGTTAGAAAATATGCATTAGAATTCGGAATGCAATACCAAGAATATAATCCATCATTTTCAGGATATAATTTATACTCAGCAATGCCCGAATCATATTATGGTAAATCGTATCATTTTAGTCAACTTCATCATCGCATGAAATTAATTGCAGAACAATGTGATTATATGATGATATTAACCAATGAATCACAACTAGATCCAGTTTTAAAAACAGCATACACAAATCAACAAAAACTTAGTAAACCGGTGGTGATATTAGGTTAAACTATATTTATATAAAAGTTACAAGGAATACATGGAGTTATCAAAAAAGAAAAAAATCCTATTACTAGGAGATGATTTCCGTTTGCCATCTGGTATCGGAACTATCAGCAAAGAAATTATTTTAAACACAGTTAAAGAGTTTGATTGGGTTCAATTAGGAGCTGCAATCAATCACCCGGATGCCGGACAAGCATTTGATCTATCTGCTGAGATAATCAAAGAAACAGGCATATCAGATGCATCAGTTAAATTGATTCCATGGAACGGATATGGCGATAGAAATATCTTATTTGCTATTATCAACCAGGAACAGCCAGATGCAATTCTGCATTTTACTGATCCACGTTATTGGACATGGTTGTATGCAATCGAGCATGAAATAAAAACAACATTCAATATTCCAATTACATATTATTCTATCTGGGATGATTTACCATATCCAATGTGGAACGCACCTTTTTATGCGAGCTGTGATATGATTATGGGAATTAGCAAGCAATCAGACAATATCCATAGAGAAGTGCTTAAACAGAATGGATTTGAGGTAATTAACTATGATGATTCCTGGTATATGCCAACAGCCAAGAAATGGAACCAGATACTTACCGGATATGTTCCTCATGGGTTAAATCACAATGTATTCAAACCATTAATCTCAAATGATCCAGCATATGTTGCAATGCATAAAAAAATCAAGCAAGATAACAAAGTTGATTTTGTTGTGTTTTGGAATAATCGCAATATTCGAAGAAAACAGCCAGGTGATGTGATTTTAGCATTTAAAACATTTGTAGACACATTGCCAATCGAACAACAAAGCAAAATAGCATTGTTAATGCACACTCAAGCTGTTGATGAAAATGGTACTGATCTAAGAGCAATTGCAAAAACTTTGGCTCCTACATGCAAAATTATCTTTTCAGAGCAAAAAGTTGCTTCAGCTGAACTAAATGCAATGTACAATGTTGCTGACGTTACAATCAATATTGGTAGCAACGAAGGTTGGGGACTAAGTAGTACCGAAGCAATCCTAGCAGGTTGCCCAATTATTAACAATGTTACCGGAGGTCTTCAAGATCAATGTGGATTCGAAGATGAAAATGGAGAATGGCTTCGTTTTGATGGTCAATTTTCAACTAATCACACCGGACGATTCAAAAAACATGGAACATGGGTAAAACCAGTATTTCCAAGCAATAGATCGTTACAAGGATCGCCAGCAACTCCATATATCTTTGATGATCGAGTTCAATTCGAACAAGTTGCCGAAGCAATTGCATATTGGTACACAATGACCGAAGAAAATAGAGCTGCATGCGGTTTTGAAGGAAGAACATGGGCATTAGCTAATGGATTAACGGCGGAACAGATGGGTAACAAAATGATTTCAATGTTTAGAGATTTATTTGCAATGCATAGAGAATTAAGACCATTATTCACAGTAACAAAAGTAGAAGCTCCTAAATACGAACAAACAGGAATAGTAGCACAATGAGAAAAGTAGTTATAGCGTCGCCAGTAGCGACACAAAGCGGTTATGGTCATCACGCACGCGAAGTGATAACAAATATTATAGAACAACGAGGATCTGAATGGGATGTAAAACTAGTTTCATTGCCATGGGGACATACTCCGATGACTTATCCAATTTCGGTGGATTTGCAACTTCGTATAATTCCATTGCCATTAACAGAACAACCAGATGTATGGATTCAAATTTCAGTTCCAAATGAGTTTCAGGCTGTTGGAAAATACAATATTGGTGTTACGGCAGGTACCGAAGGAGATATTTGTCCAACACAGTGGATTGAAACCATCAACAAAATGCAATTGATAATTGTACCTAGTGAATTCACTCGCACCACATTTGAGGAAACGGCACGTCGCAACAACTTATTGATTACAACTCGAATTGAAGTAGTTCCAGAATATTTTGATGAAACAGTATATAAATCATCAACTGATACTGTATTATCTGAATTAGATTCAGTAACTGAATCATTTGCCTTCCTATCAGTTGGACATTGGTTGCAAGGCCAATTAGGCGAAGACCGAAAAAACATAGGAGCCATGGTACATTGCTTTTTCCATGCATTTAAAGATGTTAAAGATGCACCAGCACTTATCCTAAAAACATCAGGTGCAACATATAGTATTATGGACCGAATGGATATTGAAGGCCGAATCAATCAAGTTCGAGATATGTACGGTACTGCAAAATTACCCAATGTTTATTTAGTGCATGGAGATTTAACGGATGCTGAAATGAATTCACTATACAATCATCCAAAAGTCAAAGCATTTGTGTCATTTACAAAAGCAGAAGGATTTGGAAGACCATTATTAGAATTCTCAGCAACAAGCAAACCAATTATTGCGCCGCATTATTCAGGTCAAGCAGATTTCCTCAAAAAGGATTTTATTTGTGCACTACCAGGCCAATTAACACCGATCCATGCATCAGCACAAAATGAGTTTTTAATTGGTGATGCAAAATGGTTTAGTTTTGATTATGGATATGCTTCCGCCATGATGAAAGATGTTCGTAAAAACTACAAGAAGTGGGCTGAATTGGCAAAACGTCAACGCTATTTTGTTAATTCAACATTTACTAAAACGGCTGTTGCTGAAGTATACAAACAAGTGTTAGAAACAGTGGATACTGGATTAGAATCAATTCCAAAACCATTGGAATTAAAACTCCCGAAGCTTCAAAAGATTTGATTTGTCAACTAAATTCATTATAATATAATATGAAAATAAGTTACGCAGTTACGGTATGCAATGAGGTCGAAGAAATTAAACGGCTCATTGCATTCCTGCTAAAACATAAACGAGAACAAGATCAGATTTTAGTCTTAATGGATTTACAAAAATCAGATTTCTTTGATAAGATTCCTGAAAAGGAACAAGTGCATGAGTTTATCATGCAACATCATGTACAAGCTCATTTACAGGTTGCATTTAGATCATTAAACAATGATTTTGCTACATTTAAGAACAATATAGCTTCATATTGTACTGGAGATTATATTTTTCAAATAGATGCTGACGAATTGCCGCATGCAAAGTTAATTGAAATACTGCCAGCATTATTAGAAGAAAATTGCGATTGTGATGTATTTTTAGTGCCACGTGTTAACACAGTAGAAGGCATGGATCAGGATCATATGCAACAATGGGGCTGGGCAGTCAATGAAAAAGGATGGATTAATTGGCCAGACAATCAATGGCGAATTTGGAAAAATAAGCCTGAGATAAAATGGATAAACAAAGTGCATGAACGATTAGATGGTTTTAAATCATACACAGTTTTGCCAGAAATGGAAGAATTTGCATTATACCACCCAAAGACAATTGAACGACAAATCAAACAAAATAATTATTACGATACATTATGAAACGTACAATTACATATATTTTTCCAAATTGGTTACATCCAAACAATATTGGTGATACATTTGTTTCTACATTTATACCTAGGCTATTAAAGAAAATACATACTGATTGTATATTAGAAGTTGTTTGTACCGGAAAATTATACGATATTTTAGTTTTAGATGAATCAATTGATATATGTAGAAACCCAAACCAAGATGAATTACATTTAGATTTTGTTAATATTGCAATTAATACAAATCAGATAAATAACGACTTGAAAATTGTGTATCCAGCATGGCATACAAATTTATTTTCTTTTTGGAAATTACATCATGATTTTTTAACTAATCATTCTAGTGCTAATATCATAACCGTTAACTTTTTGCTACAATTAGGATTACAAGATTTATTATTTGATGATAGTTTTAATTTTTATCCATATACAAATATACCAAAAATTAAAAATAATAATTCAATATTAAATTTAGGAATTGTAATATCCACAAAGTTAGCTGGCAAGTCAACACCACATCCTGGTTGTAATGGACTTGGATATCGGTATAAATTAGAATATTGGAAACGGTTCGTTGAAGTTATAAAAGAATATTCAGATAAAATAAGAATTCATGAGTTTTCCGAACAGTTTTTAAATATCGGAGATATACATATGGGCTATACTAATTCATATAAAGAATTAATTACGCAGATAGATTTAATGGATATAGGCGTCTTGTCAGATGGCGGATTACATCACGTTTTTAATTGTAGAAATATACCATTAGTATTATTTCAACCTAATATCTTAAGTAAAGTTGAATTTGTAAAATTAAGTAATAGTTATTATCCAGAACATTTACATTTAGATTGTAGGAAATCCTGCAGATCATATTATTCAGAAGTATTTAATGTACAAGACTTATCAACATCATGTAACAATGAATGTGAAACTCTAGATCCAGAAGAATTAGCAAAATATACAATAAAAATTATAGAACAAAACTTATGAAAACAATCAAACACAATGGAAATAACTATCCAGAATTTCAATCCTATGGCAATGCTGCACAGTTTGCAATACCATTTGCAAAACACGTCTGCACTGGAACCGGCGTAGATATAGGATGTAATCGAGAAGAATGGAAGTTCCCTGGTGCGTATGCGGTCGATCCAGAAATTAATGATTATGATGCATTAAACTTCCCATATGATAATCTAGATTACATTTTTAGTTCACACTGTTTAGAACATATATCTAACTGGGTTGATGTATTAGACTATTGGACATCTAAATTAAAATCTGGAGGAACATTATTTTTATATTTGCCTGATTATTCACAAACATATTGGAGGCCATGGCATAATAGAAAACATGTTAATATATTCACGTCGACGATATTAGCAGATTATATGAATGACACTGGATATATTAATATATTCAATTCCGGCGTTGATTTAAACAATGCATTTATGGTAACAGGTGAAAAAATATGAAAATTGCAGTTTGTAGTATTTTTGATGATGTTTATAAACAATTAGGTAATATTACTATATTAAATAATTGTAAAAAATATTGTGATAAACATGGATATGACTTAATAGTTAGAACAGCAGATTTTACAATGCCTAAATCACATATGGGTTATGAAAAAATTGATTTAATATTATCTGTACTTAAAACTAATCAACATGATTTAATATTTTGGCGCGGCGTAGATACGATGATAACTAATTTTACAATAAAATTAAATGAGATCGTAGAATTAGATAATTTTTTTACTGTTGCAGCAGATGTCCATGGAATTAATGCAGATTCATTTTTAATAAAAAATTGTCAACAATCAATTGAGTTTTTTGAAGAAATATTACGAGATAGATTCAATTATATTGACGAACAACATGCATTTAAAATGTTGCAACACAAATACGGCATTAAAGTTATACCACAAAAATATATTAATTCATATGATTATAGTTTATACTGTTCAACCGAGCCATTTAATCATAACGGATATCAGCCAGAATGTGAAGCTTGTCTAGACGAATTTGGTCAAAACGGTCAATGGTCTACTGGAGATTTTATGATACATTGGCCAGGAATTACATTAGATAAGCGTATACAATTAGCAAATGAATATCTAGATAAAGTAGTATATGAATAAAATAGCACTCACCGGACATTCTGGGTTCATTGGCAAAAATTTAGTTGATCGATTTAATATATTAGGATTTAATATATTTTATATTAATCGAGACTTATCAAATATAGATGAACTAAACGAGTTCCAACCTACATATATTTTACATTTCGGGGCAGAAATATATGATGATACTAAAATGATTGATGCTAATATAATTGCAACATATAAATTATTAGAAGCTACAAAACATATTGATTATAAAATGTTTATAAATTGCGGGTCATCATCAGAATACGGCAGAAAAAATAAAGCAATGTCAGAACATGATATATTAGAGCCACAAACAATGTATGAAGCAACAAAGGGATCAGCAACATTATTATGTAGGTCATTTGCATTTATACATCATAAACCAATTATAACAATACGACCTTTTTCCGTTTACGGGCGGTATGAAAAGTCACATAGATTTATTCCAACATTATTTAATAAATTTGATACACATGGCACAATAGATATATACCCAGGAGTACATGATTTTATACATATTGATGATTTTGTTGACGGTGTAATGTCAATATGTTTTTCGGAAAATATAGAACCAGGAGAAGTTATAAATTTAGGATCAGGAATACAGTATACTAATTTGGAAGTTTATGAAAATTTATCTATAATATATAAGTATGAACTAAATATTAAACTGCATAACAATTTAATACGAAATTTTGATTCGAATAATTGGATAGCAGATATAACAAAAGCAACACAGAAATTTAATTTTCAACCTAAATATAATTTATTTACAGGCCTTAAACAATGTTATGAAGAACGAACGAACACAAATAATTGAAAAACTAAATTCTAGAATTTTAGAAATTAGTAAAAAACATAATTTATCTCATCTAGGAAGTTGTTTTACATCATTGCCTATTATTTTTGATATATTTCAATCAAAATCCGAATCTGACAAATTTGTATTATCAAATGGCCATGCTGGATTAGCTTTATATGTTGTATTAGAATATTTTAAAAATGCTGACGCCGAACATTTATTAGAGACATATGGAATTCATCCAGAACGAGATTTAGAAAATTTTATTGATGTATCTACTGGTAGTTTAGGATTAGGAATAACTATAGCAACAGGTTTGGCTATCGGAAATCCTAAAATAAATGTTTATTGTTTAATATCGGATGGCGAAACGGCAGAAGGCAGTATTTGGGAATCTTTAAGATTTATTGATGAAAATAATATTTCAAATATTTTTATACATGCAAATATCAACGGATGGGCGGCATATAAATCAATTAATACTGCTAAATTAGCTAAACAGTTAACTGCATTTTTACCTAGTATCAATATTCATTTTACTAATAATAACGATGTAGTATCGTTTAATACGCCATTAGAAGCACATTACATCAACGCAAATTTAATTTAAAGAAAAATATGGAAACAAGAACAATTAAGTTAATTGATGGGTCATTATATACCATCAATTTAACTACTCCAGAATTAATTAACCATTTTAATGACGGAAGAAATTTTACCGATATAATTTTACAACAATTTAATGAATTATCGTGGTATAGTAAATACTTAACCGATCATGATAAAATTATTTTAGATTTAGGAAGTAATGTAGGTCTATTTGCGATACATGCAAGTTCATGGGCAGATTTAATTATAGCAGTAGAGCCAACTCCAAATCACATGGAACTCAATAAACAATTAACATCTGACTTTGATAATATCACAAGAGTTCAAGCAGCAATTTCTGATACACCCGGAGAAATGCCATTTTATACATCTTCTGGTAATACTACAATGAATTCATTAATAGATAGAGGAGAACATAAATTTATGGTTGAAACTCTAACGGTATTAGATGTTATGGACAAGTTTAATTTAGACCATGTAGATTTTATTAAAATGGATATCGAAGGATCCGAAGTAATTGCGTTAAATGATAATATTATCAACCAAATAAGCAAACGCGTTTCAAAGATTTTAATTGAATTCCATGAAGTTGATGGTATAGGGTATTCTGAACACCGAAAAACATATGAAGACATTTTTATAAAATATGGGTATGAAACTACATATTTTGGGCCAGATGGATTATTTTGTACAAAAGAATTTTAATATGAGACGAGCTTTTGCAAATTGGTTAGACCAAAAAATAGAAACGAATCCTAATATTATATTAATTACCGCAGATCTAGGTTACGGATTATTTGATAAATTAAAAGAAAAATACCCAAATAATTTTATAAATTGTGGCGCCTCGGAACAATTAATGATTGGCTTAGCAGTTGGATTATCATATAGCGGAAAAATTCCATTTTGTTATAGTATAACGCCATTTTTATTATATCGACCATTTGAGTTAATACGTAACTATGTTAATAAAGAACAGTTAAATATCAAATTAATTGGTTCCGGTAGAGATAGGGATTATGCACATGACGGATTTAGTCATTGGGCTGAGGATGATAAGGATATCATATTAAATTCATTTAAAAATATAAATGCATATTGGCCCGAGTCAGACGAAATTATTCAAACATTAGATTTGATATATGATACGACTAGTCCATGCTATGTAAATTTAAAACGATGAGCGATATAACAGCATATATAATTAATTTACTACATCGACGAGATCGATATGATCATATGATTGAGGAAATGAAAAAATTATCAATTCCATATCAGTTCATTCCCGGAATTATTGATGATACTAAAACATGTTTTCAATCACAACGAGAATGTGTACGATTAGCAAAAGAAAATAAATTGCCATACATTTTAATACTAGAAGATGATGCTGTTTTTACGGATCAAGTAGTTGAGATACTAGAGAACTCATTCAAAGAATTACAGTCATATGAGTGGGATATGTTTTTCTTAGGAGCAAACTTACAAAAACCAGCAATCCGAGTATCTGATACATTATTAAAACTATCAGGGGCATATGCTGCACATGCATATATGGTTCATGAACGATTTTATGATACTATATTAAATTTACCACATATCTGTGAAATGGATGTGCATTATCACAATTTAATGTCAAAACATAACATATACATGTGCGACCCGATGATTGCGTATCAATTACCATCCCATTCTGATTTACAAGATGGATTCCGTGATTATAATGGATCTATTACTGAAAATTATTTAAAATTTAAACCATGAAAATACTTTTAGCTTGTATTAATACCAATGGACTTGGAGGTAGTGAACTGTATCATTACGAGTTAGCACGCGAATTAGATCTAGCCGGACATGATGTAACATTATTCACATTGCGACAAATAGATTGGACAAACGAAGTCCGATTAAAATTACAACATGTAAGACAATTAGATACTACAAATTTGGATATTACAGAAAAATATGATATAATAGTAGCAAGTCAACCACAAGTTAATATATTCATGTTAGAGCATTTTAAGGACACTCCAATTGTTAGTATAATACATTCTGAAATTAGATCTGAAGACCCAGTGCTAGATCCTCGTATATCACATTACATTGCAATACGACAACCAATTGTGGATATGTTGATCGATGAATATAAAATTTCTGCAGATAAAATATCACTAATTTATAATCCAATTGATACATCTAGATTTAATTCAGCTGAAACTGCTAAGTTAGAACGCCATTCTGGAATCTTTGTTGGGGAAGTAATGGATCCTATTAGATTTAAAGCCGTGCAACATTTAGTTGCACAATGCATTGAAAATGATTGGGACTTATACCTCATGAGCGATAGTTGCTATGATTTTAAGCATCCTAACATTAAATATGTAGATAAACGATGGGATACAGAAAATCTAGTTCAAATGATGCATTTTACTGCTGGTATATTATTAGGTCGAACTACATTAGAAGGCTGGTGTTGCGATGTTCCAGGATATATGTATATTATTGATATTCATGGAAATATTCTAGACATCGAAACAAACGCTCCTGACAATATTAAAACTTTATGTGATAGCAAACACGTTGCGCAACAACATATTAACTTATATCAAACAATTATATGAATATATCGCTACTAGTAGGACTAAAAAATAATTTGGACTACAACAAACATTTTTATCAAACAACTAGAGAATTATACCCAGAAGTAGAACTATGTTTTGTAAGTTATGGATCAACGGATAGAACTCACGAATGGTTAGAATCATTGGTGGATGACAACTTAAAGTACTTTTATTCTGAAGAAAATAAAACATTCTCTGATACATTTAATAAAGCAGCAGAATTAGCAACAAAGGATTATGTAGCATATCTTCATAATGATATTGTGTTAGCGCCTAGATTTTTAGAAAATTTAGAAAAACATGTAGGACCAAATAATGTGGTGTCATATACCACAATTGAACCGCCTATATTCGCAGGACATGAACGTCCTGGTAAATTGATATATGATTTAGGAACGGAGCTAGAGACATTTGATAAAGGGGCTTTATACGAATATGTAGAAACACAATGTGTTACCTATGCCGATAAAACTGAGCAAGGAATTACATTTTTTATGTGTATGCCAAGAACTCGATTATTAGAGATTGGCGGAATGGATAATTTATTCAATCCTATGTTTTGTGAAGATGATGATTTAATTCGCCGTTGGAACATGTTAGGAATGAATTGCTTTACTGCACTAGATGCAATTTGTTATCATTTTGTAAGCAAAACATCTAGATTTTCTGATGAGTATCAACT